TCAGATTTTTTAAAAGTACAAGTTAAAACAAAATCCAAAAGACAAAAAAGACGACCTGGTTGGAAGTTTGATATAAGGCGTGGTTCTCATTCTAACGAAAGATTTTTTAGAGAAGGTTATGTGGATTTATTTGCGTTGTATTGCCCTCAATATAAAAACATATTGTTTCGCCCTTTCCATGAAACCATCAATGAGAAAGGACACTCCAAGACTTGTATTTATGTTACAGACGAAAACATGAAAAATATTGACAGCATGGACAGCTTAAAATCCGCTTTAAATTCAATAAAAGAATATAATAAGTTAAAATGTAATTAAGCGGTAAATACCATGAATGAAGCAATAGAGTTTATTAATCAAGTAGGCTTTCCCATAGCGAGTGCGTTGGGTTTAGGTATATTTATATGGAAACTCATAAACCGAATCATTGATGGCATGGAACAAAAGATAGATGTGGTTGACGAAAAAGTAGATGCCAGTCTAAACGCAATGGAAGAAAGACTCAGCACCAAACTGGATGCTCAACATGGCATTATAGTAGCCCTCATAGACCGGGTACGCGCTCTTGATAATCAAACAATCAGGCAAGATGTCTTATTAAAAACATTACTTGGCGCACCAAACTTAATAGAAATTGATAAAATAGCAAAGGCCGAACGTGAAGATCAGCGCAAAGATTAGTTTATTGGTATTATTTGCAAGTAATTTAGTTGCAGATGAAATATCATTCAGATTTAAAAGCCCTAGCTTTTCTGGTGTTAACAGTTCTTCACATTACTTAACAATCGAGAATCAAGAGAACACCAGACGGCAGAGCATTAAAGATGAAATAAAGGCATACCAAGACGAACTCGCAAGAGAAGCGGATAACACAACACTGGCAAGATTTATACGCAACTTGGAATCTCGTATCTATGCACAGCTATCGCGACAGATGGTGGAGTCTTTGTTTGGAGAGACACCACAAACAGAAGGTAAGCTTGAATTGGAAGGTAACACGATTGAATACATGGTGAAAGATGAACTTATTACGCTTACAATTACTGACGAAAACGAACATAAGACTGAAATTTCTGTTCCTATCGGTGATTTTACTTTCTAGTTGTGCGCCAAGATATAGCTCTCTATTAGAGGAAGGCGGTCTGCCTTATATAGTAATAGAAAAAGCATCAATACTAGAGCTACAAAACGAAGAACTTTTAAATCTAAAACCAGCAAAAAGAAAACCAGTAATAGCTGTATATCCAAATAGCTTTAAAGATATGACAGGACAGAGAAGGAGTAACTCGCAGTTCGCCTTATTCTCAACCGCTATCACTCAAGCACCAGAAGCACTTTTAATTAGAGCATTAAAACACGCATCGAATGGTGAGTTCTTTCAAGTAGCAGAACGAGTTGGATTAGACAGTTTGACCAAAGAAAGGCAATTAATACGTTCAACAAGACAAACATTTGAAGAGGAGAGTACTGTCAAACCTCTTTTGTTGGCTGGGTTATTGGTACAGGGTGCTGTCCTTTCCATAGATTCTAACATTAGAAGCGGTGGAATGGGTGCGCGTTATTTGGGGATAGGAAGCTCTAAAGAGTATCGGGAAGATTTAATTACTATTTCATTACGCTTGGTTTCTGTTTCCACAGGGGAAGTTTTAATTGAAGTATTGATAAATAAAAGTATTATCTCAGTAGGGTTGTCGCAAGACTTGTTTCGTTTTATATCTAATGGAACTGAGTTAGTTGAAATAGAAGGTGGCGCAGCAGAGAATGAAAGTACATCAATCGCATTGCAACAATCAATCGAACAAGGAGTATTACAAATAATTAAGATAGGAATTAGCAAGGGGTATTGGGAATATGAAGAAATTAATTAGTTTATTTTTATTGTTATCGTGTAGCGCAATAGCTGACGATAACGAAATCTATGTAGATCAAGTTGGTGCTACAGCAAATATAGATTTAGAGCAGTTAGGTAGTGGTAATATGATTGGTGGCTTAAATAGTGTTTCTGGCACAATGACACCATTTGATCTCGATGGTACATCCATGAGCTTAGATTTAAACCAGATTGGTAACAGTAATAAATTTTTAGGCGATATTACAGCAGATTCATTCACTGGCATATTTGACTTTGATGGTGACAGCAATCAATACACTATACAGGTTGATCCTACTAATACTTATGGTGCAGATAATGCCAATGTAAATGTTGATGTCGATGGCAGTAGCAATACTTTCACACTTGATCTGGCTACAAATGCTCTAGCTAGTGGTGCAGACATTGATACGATAGTGCAAGGTGCAAGCAACACAGTAAACATTGACCTTGATGTTGATAGCGCAACCAACTATATTGATTTAGATGGAGATAGTAATACTGTAAATTATGATGGAGATGGTTATGCGGGTGCTTATTTCAAGTTGGAACACGATGGCAACTCAAGGTCGTTTGATGTTGACCAACAATCTACGCAAGACAATGACTGGTTGCGCGTCACTTCTTCTGGCAATAATGGCAGCGTGTGTATTAACCAGGACGATCAAGGCACAAGCGTTGGATGTTGATATTGGCAACATCACAGAATTAAAAGGCAATACCAGAGTAGTTAGAGACAAACCGTATGAAAGTATTATTGATTTCTCTCTTAATTCTTATGATCGCTTGGAAACAGCTAATGGTCGTATGGGCGTTACTTTTCGAGATGACACAACGATTCGGCTCACAGAGCACAGTCAGGTTGTGGTGGATGAATTTGTTTTTGATCCTGACCCAGATAAATCTAGTATGGCAATCAATTTTGTAAAAGGCACTGGCCGATTTATTTCAAGCAAAACAAAACGCATACCTAAAGACAACATCACTGTTAGAACGAACTCGGCTACTGTTGGTATTCGTGGTACGGATTTCACAATTACTGTAAAAGAAACAGGAGAGGCCCTGATTATCTTGTTGCCTGATGCAAGCGGGGAAGCGAGCGGGGAGATAGTGGTTTACACCGCATTGGGAGAAACTGTTCTTACTAAACCCTATGAATCCACTACTGTATATAACTTTGAAACAGCACCGACAAGAGGCGTAGTTTTAAATCTTGATCTCTCCATGATTGACAATATGTTAATTGTGAACCCACCAGAAAACGAAGAATCAGAAACAGAAGAAAACAATACCAGAGCAGACAATATATTGGATGTTGATTTGTTGGAATTTGATGAACTCGATACAGATGAATTACAAGAAGATGATCTTGAATACACTGAGTTGGATATAGATTATCTTGCTGCTAATTTTCTTGAGGATTTACTGGATGTAATTCAAGAGATTGACGAACTCAGTAAAGCAGATAAAGCATTATCGGCTGATGGTGTCAGAGGCACAGACATAGGCTTTGATTCAGACACACAAATAAATACTTTTATCACGGATAGTGAGATTAAATTTATCAGGCAAGTTGAGGACAATCTGCAAATGCAAGTATCGAAAGACGGCTCATACAATATAAGAATCGAACAAGAGGGTAAGGTCAATCAAGTCATCACGAATGGTGGCAGTAGCTCTATAATTAATATCAAACAGGGAAGTTAAAAAAAAGAGCCTTTCGGCTCTTTCTTGTTTTAATTTTTTAAGTTAGTTTTTTTATTTTAAAAAATGACCACGGAGTTCTAATGGTATGCCCTTCCATTAGCATTTCTTCAACAGTACCTTTTTTCCAATAACCTTCACATTTGTCAACAGCTTCTTGCATAGTTATTTCGTACCATTCTTTTTCGCCTACAAATTGTTTTAATACTTTCATAGTTCTCTCCTTTATTTAAGTTAGTTTTTCTTTCACTTTGTTAACATATTTTTGAATGTACTTAGGTAAGTCACTGGTTTCATCAGGTTCGCCAGACTTATTAGCAAAATTTATTTGATAATATTCTCTGAATACCTCACCTTCACAATCACTACCTTGTCTTTTTATAATCTCAACATCATTACTGCGACCACTTTTTAAATCATCTATTACTGACTCAGTATTTTTGATATCCCAGTGCCAGCAGTCAAGAATTTCATGATCATCAATGAGATTCATTTGCCACTCATAGAATGTTTCTAAACCTTTATTACTCATTTTTCTCTCCCGTGCTTTCGCACATTAGTTAAAAGGATTTCCAAGTTGTTAAAGAACGGCAGTTAATAAGTAACTGCGTATATATATTATAACATATTGGATATAACCCAATGTTTATAAGGGTTTCAGGCGATTTGGTTTTTCTCGAAATGAGTAATTTTAAGGCTGAGTGCCTTATGTTATGGTTGACCTAAAAAAGTTTGCGCAAATCTTTTCGTTTAAATTCAGTAAGTTATGAGGGTCATTTTATTGGGTTTCCATCAGAATCGCAGTTGTGTACTAATTCAAGTTCAAGATCAATATAGTGCTTGGCTTTCAATAAATCTTGCACTTTATCTTCTTTATCTCTGGTAACGTATTTGACTACATTACCCATACAAAAAGAGAGATTGTTTGCCACAATGTATTCAATAGGTTGGATTTGTTTTTTATAATGATCTCCACCCATTTGTTTATCCGTTGCTAGTTTTTTTCTCATAAACACTTCCATTTAAGATTTGAATGTGTATATAATACAGCAATCGTGTAGAAATGGGAAAAATAATGAAAGAGAGAAAAGGGTATTCCAATTTTATGTCAACCACAGAGCTTGCTGCTCGGTGGCACAAATCCCCAAGAACTTTAGAGAACTGGCGCGTACAAAGTATCGGCCCAGCTTATACCAAGATAGGCGGTACTGTCTTATACGAAAGAGATGTTATCGAAGATTACGAAAAACAATCAAAAAGTAAATAGCAATGAACGCTAGAAATAAAGGGAGAAGGGGTGAGAGAGAAGTGATTGACGTTATCAAAGAAATGACTGAGGTTGAGTTACAGGTCAATTATTCTCAGACCTATGGTGGCGGGCATGATTTATTGGGTGGTGAGCCGTATGCGATTGAAGTAAAACGTAGGAAAAGTATCACGCAAGGCGATGTGCGTCAGTGGTGGGTGCAAACGTGCGAGCAAGCGGAGAAGGTAAATTTAATACCTTGCTTGTGGTACAGGGCAGATAGGCAACAATGGCAAGTAGTATTACCACACACTAGCAAACTTTTTCCAGATAATGATTTTAATTGCACAGCAACAATAAACCCTGAGTTGTGGGCTAAGATTTACAAGGAACATAAAGATGGCACACAGTAGATTCTCACCATCAGCAGCAAAGCGTTGGATGGCTTGTCCTGGTTCGATTCAATTAAGTGAGTCAATACCTTTTGTTATGGATACCACAATACCCGCAGCTACAGGTACATTGGTTCACCACATGGTAGAAATGTTGCTTAAAGAAAGATTAGAGAATGTCACATTGAGTGACTACTGGTTAGATCGTGAAGAAGAAATAGATGGATTCAATATCAAAGTAAATAAGTCAATGATTGATTGCGCTCAAGTCTATGTTGAGTATGTAAAGAAAAGACAAGAAGAATTAGAAGGCACTTTATTAATAGAAGAAAAGCT